CAACTAACGTGCTACCAGCGCCATCAACTAACGTGCTACCAGCGCCATCAACTAACGTGTTACCAGCGCCATCAACTAACGTGTTACCAGCGCCATCATTAATTAACGTGGTAGCAGCATCCGGGGTCGAAATACCACTAACTTGGTTAACGACAGCATCAACATCCGTTGAGCCGGTGGTTGCCATTTCTGAACCATACATAATTGCCTGATTCGTGGACAGCGTACCATCACCATAAATCTCAGTTGCCGTATTGTTAAGTTGAGATAGGTCTATATTCCCAGCATTAAATGAATTAAGTGCTGCTTTAAATTTCGCATCTTTTTCTGCTTTTGTTGGAGTCGCTATAGTGTCGGCTTTAAGTCCTGTCCCAGTACTAAATATTTCGTTTATTATCTCAAGATCACTAGCAGTTTTAAGTCCTGTCCCAGTACCAAATATTTCATTTATTATCTCAAGATCACTAGCAGTTGAAGTGTTAGTGTCTGTAACGTCCGGCCCCAGATTAGCGGCAAGGGTAGCGTCATCTTCGCTTATTGTAATTCCTGCGGTTCCTGTTTCTGCCGCTGCTGGTATTATTGTTCCTGTCCCTGCGGGCGTTCCTGTTACTGCTGCATCACTACCACCAAGTATTGAAGGCTCTACACCCAACTTAACTAAAGTTTCTTTATCCTCTTCATTGAATAACAAACCCGCTGCGGCTGCTCCGCTAAGTATTTGGGGTAGGTTGCCGTACAAACCAGCAGGGATACTTTTTATTATGTCCCCAAGAGTAGCGCCTTGCTGGTGCATCCCTATTATTTTGTCAATTATTGGGCCTATAACGGGTATATTTGGAACTCCTACTTTAGTCCCCCGGCCTATCCCTGTTTGCCCTGTACCGAGCACCGCAGTGGGCGTTTGCCCCCCACCCAACACTAGAGTGCCACCAATACCCCCATTAATAATGTCCATTAGGTTAGGGATTACGGATTCAAGCTTGTCGTCAAATTGCCCTAAAGTTGCACCTTGAAAAACTAAATTGCCTAGATCAGCAGTACCTTCAATAAGAGCGCCGGGAACTTTTTTTATAGTCTGTAAAAGTTTATCTTTGGTATCACCAAAAAACTCTAAGCCGGAATCGGGAAGGGCATTAACGGTATTCAAAGCATCTTTAACAGTAGCTTCAACAGTTTCTTCTGCGCCTGCGTTGTCAAAATTACCAGTTGAAGCTTTTTGTACTAAGTCTACAGCCGTGTTTACTTTTGCAGCAGCGTCGTTTAACTCCTTTTCTTCTGGAGTCATTGGGGTAGCTTGGCTACCTTTTGAGCCAATACCCATAGCATTTAGCGCAAGAGAAAATAATATAGAACCCGGGTCAATCCCCATAATTCCCGCTCCGCTAGCAGCGGCTGTCCCTACTTCTGCGGCTTTTTGTAGCGAAACTAACCCTGCTGCGTTAGTAGCGGGATTGGCTCGTTGAGCTAGAAGAGTAGCGTCAAATGCTGGCATATCTATCCCTACGGTGTGGGTAGCGTTTCTGGCAACGCTGACACAAAAGTTACTGTTAATAAAGTAGACGGCACGGCAGGGCGGGGACTAGCAGCCGCCTTATAATCAATCGTTATACCTGTGTTGTCTGTTGCCCACATAAGTTCTATATACTGCCCTGCTTGTATGTCTATAGTAAAACTGTAGGTAAAGTCATCTACCCCACCTGACCCTGCTACGGCGTGCAGTCTACCAGTGTTTGCTATATCTGTTGCGCTTCTACGTACCCAGAACGACAGTTCCTTTGCACTTGCGCTACCGCTAGTTAACTCTACCGAGAGTTCAAAGTTATAAACCCCTGAGTAAAGAGGCGTTATCCTAGTTTTCGGCGTTCCCGTTATACTTATGGCTTCGCCTAAATACGTGTTTTCAAACTGTAATGCGTAGGCTGTGTTTATAACGCTGGCAGTCTGATCTACAGTAGAAAAGAACTTAGCGTTCGGAAACTCTATAAACCGGCCTCCGTACTCCCCAACCACACTATTTACAGCACTTGATAGCAAGTTAAAAAAGAGGCGCAAGATGTTATTCAGGGCATCAAGATACCTTTTTAACGGGCTTTCTGTAGGTATAGGCAGTGCGGGTGCTTGGACCTTCTGTACAAGTCTTTGCGCCACTAGCCCCTCCTACCATCAGCTCGCATCTCCAATCGTGGTATACCCAGCTTCCAAGCTACACCTAGCTCAGTAGACTCCATCTTAAACGCCATCTGTCTGCCCCGTACTCGCACGAAGACTTGCCCAGTAAACTTCTCGATAGGTACAGTAGCAGACCGAGTTACCGTAGCGTTGTCCACTCCCCCTTCAGACGTAGGGGTGTTGTACCCAGAGCCAGAGTTTTGCATAGGTAATAAAGTCATAACAGCGGCAGGTGCGTTAACTGTAGACCCGTCAAACGTTACGTCAGGTAACATTCTATTAACAAACATAAACCTATCGCCGTCGTCCAAGTCAAACTCAGAGGATAATAGCGTGGCTGTAATCGCGCTGGCTGTTGCACTTTCTTGGTTATCGTAGCCTACTTCATGGTTTACCAAGTTGTTGCTGTAGGTAGCCGCCATAGGATTTTCTCGAAGATCAGAGTCTATCCAAGCACTGCGCGATAACGTGCCGTAGTACCAAATGTCCTGTAAATAGTTGTACACCACGTAGCGGTCGTTCCGCGTTACCCCAGCAGAGCAATAGAACCACCATACCTCATCGAACCGCTCGTTAGTGCCAGCTACTACTTGAGCATATTGAGAAACATTAAAGTCATTAAATACGTAACTACGCACACTACAAGGCAGTGTCTTAACTGTACCGTCGTAGGAGTAAAACTTATCCGTACCCATCCAATAGGCAATGTTGCTTGAGTAAACCGCCGCGTTAGTACTAGCTATAGTAATGTTGTCGCCTAGTAACTGTGCCCCCCACACCTCTGGAGCGCCTAGATACTGCAAACCGTAGATAGCTGTATCAGTCCATATTAGTACTTCTTGTCGAGCTTGGAGCGTAGTAATGATCTCACTGCCCCGAGAGAGGCGTAAACTACCTGCTTGGTTAGTAGCGGTAGGAGTCCAGTTAGCCACATCTTCTTGGTCAGACCAACGGATAAGCATAGGGTCAAGTGCTGTAGCGCCTAGCTGGTTCGCGCCGAAACAAAAAGCAAACCGAAAAATGTCAGACACGAAAGCCTTGTTAACTATAGTAGGTACGTTGGATGCACCCGCTAAAGAAGTCACGTACACTGCGCGGGTCGCTGCCCCATTAGAAGCATCCCAATAGAACAATTCGCCGCCACGGTAGGTAAAGAACAAATCTTCACCGAAGTTAGCTTGGCTCCAAAGCCGTATAGGAGCAAGCGTAGTGCCGCCAACACCCCAAGTACCTGCGCCCCAAGTACCCGCACTCCACCCAGTAAACGGCACAGCAATCTCGTTACCTGTGTTTATCTCGTAAGCCGCAGTAACCGTACCGCCACCTGTAGCACCTGAAGATGCCAAACTTGCAGCAGTTATATTGTAAGAATTTGCGCTTACAAAGTTAATTTGGAACTCCCCGTTTAGAGTAAGTCCCCCAACTGCTGAAGCCCCACTAAACGTAACGAAGTCATTCTGAAGTGCGCCGTGGGCGTTATCAGTAACAAGGACCGTTGCAGAGCCTGAAGTAGTAGTAAACGGGTTAGTCAGCGTTGCTGTGGCTCTAATAGGAGTAATGTCGAAATAAGCTCCACCACGCTCTATGTAGTACTTGAGGTTAGTACCTACAGAAACAAGATTCTGTTGTTGCAGAGTGACCCAGTTAAGCATAGACCGGCAGACACCCAAGAATGTAGCGGCAGACAGACGTACCCAACCGCCGATCTTCTGAGGCATACCCCGTCTGAATCGCACCTTGTCGGTCTCGTACCAACCACCTTCAGCAGCGTAGCGCGTGTTCTCGCGGTCAACTCCGGGGTTAAATTTTAATTTCTGAAGGGGCATGTTTTAACCTTATTCTGAATACTCACCAGTTGCGATCATTCTGGCAAGCTCAATTGACCGTCCTTTGACGGTGCGGCTCCAATCGGAGTCTAGGAATTCTTTTGCAGCAGTTGTATAGTCTGCCTTTTCCATCGCATCTAGTGCCAGTATGAATTTGCGTAGCTTCGTAGCACCGAGGTTAAAACTAATGTCGATCATAGCATCTTTTCTTGTTTGGTCTAAATCACTGAACCAACTGTACTCTAGGCTTAGCTCCTTAATTACTCGCTCGATGTCTTGCTCCAGCAGGAAGTCTACTTCTTTCTCTGAAAGGCCCAGCCCGCCGTTAATATCGACGTTCCGGCCAATGCCTATTGTCCAGTGTCCTTTGGAGCATTTGTAGATAAGGTGACGGCCATTCGTAACCACTTCACCTTCATGCCGTTTAAGCATCTCGATTAAGTCTTCCATGCCTACTTCTCCCTGCTAACACCCTTGGTTTTCTCAAAGGTTCTCATTGCCCCTAACCCTAACATGCCCATTAGCACCGGCATCATCTCAGATAACTCGATCATAGGGATTAAAACACCGCTGTCGGTTAGCTCTAAAGCCATGTTTACGAAGGGTATAATGAGGAAATTACCCGCCATGCCGAGCGCACATATCCACCCAATTGCGGGCCTCCAACCTGCCACAAACATGTTGTGGTGAGCAGCCTCAACCTTATTGACTTCGATCTGGGCCATAACCTGTTCTTGCGAGTGCCTCTCGGCCATAGTCGCAATTTCGTGAGACAGTTTCTCACGCAGGTCTTTGTCGGGGATTACCTTATCAAGGATTGACGAGATAGGCCCAATAAGGGCGCTCAGTCCAGCAAACATGGCTAAAGGACAGCCAAGATTACAATACCAATTGTCATAAGGACGGTTACAGCTCCAAGAGCTGAATAACTGATTCTATCTAACCGCCGATACACCATACCGCCAATTTTAGCTAACAAATTTTCAATTCTAAAAAGTAATTCCATCTTCATTTACCCCATCGCTTATGGGCTAGACAACTGCCCAAAGCACAGCGCCAACCACTAAAATGACTATAATAGCGCCAATGTGGTGATGTTTACTTGTCTGAACAAGTCGCCATACTGGGCCGCCGATCTTGGCTAAAAAGTCTTTAATCATCTCAACCACCTCATTGCTTATCAGTAAAATTAAAGTAGGCACCAGCCATTAGCCCGGCTAGGAAAAGCGTAGTAAGCCCTTGAACAATGGTTTTACCCACTGTGCGTTTTGCAGAGCGGAAGGAATCGAGCAAGTTCCTGAGTTCTTTCACATCAGAATTTGCATCCTCATCAGAAAGACCTACTTCACGAAGAGCGGTTCTAGCTCCCGCAGCAGCGGCCTTCTCGATCATGGCTTCCATCTCGGCTTCGGTCATTAGGCAGCATTCAGCGCGTCAATTTGCGCTTGCAACCTAGCTATCTCGGCTACCTTTGGGTCAACCCAATCTGCCACTTCAGTCCACGTTGTGCCATCAAACTCGTAGCGGTTTCCCTGCCAGTCAGCCGGAGCGGTCACGCCAGTATGCAGAGTCGCGTTGCCAGAGTTCATGTCGCCGATGTAGAAATCAGGGTCAGCGTCATCGCCTACTGTGATCCTGTCATCGCCCATTGTGACGTTTTTAGCATCATCAAACAGGTAAGGCGAACGCCCTGTGTCGGTAAAAGTTAGTGTCTTACTCATTATGTATCTCCGTTTAAAAGAAGTGCTGTTGTTGATATTGCTAGTCCTGCGTTGACGCTAGGGCTTCCCGCTGAAGTAGCAAATGTCCCATTAGGCAGCACATAGTATTTAGAGCCAGTGGTTAAGCTGCTTAACCCTGTAATCGTACCGCCCTGCACTACAATCGTACCCGTAGCCGAACTGGATATGGCTGCGTCTGCGATGCCAACGAAGTTAGTTGCGGTGAGGTTTGTTACCTGAGAGCCTACCCCCTGACTCACCTGAACCGTACCATTGTTAACTTCATTAGCCCCATCAGTCCATAGAGATTGAAACTTAGATGCGTCATAGCAATAGTCAATAGACACATCTTGATAGTTCTGTGCTCCGGCTACAACAGCGACTTTCGTGTTCAGAGTACAGGTCATAGAGCCTGTACTACCGCTGGTATAGAAACCTCTGGCAAAGACATTACCAGACTCATTAAAGATAGTGGAGAACTGTGTTGTAACGTCTGGGTCTGCTGCTACATCTATGCACCTAACCCCCACCGCTGTAAGCGCGGAACTACTAACATTAACCTTAGTGTTCAATGTGCCGTTAGCTTCTATCACTCGTACAGCTCCATAGTAGGGAGAGCCTTTATCTCTATACGCTATAACAATGTTGCCTGTTGTGGCATCGTAAGCCCCTCTAGCATCGTTGCCAGAATCATCTGTGGCGACAGTATAAGTTGCTGTTCCACTTACTGATGTACCTGAATAAGTACACTGTAGAACGGCAGGCTTATCTCCTACGCTTGTTAAGGCTACGAACGCAAAAGCGCCCGCCACGTTTGGGTTAAAGAAGCAATCTGTATGCTCTGGGCCGGGTGGGTTCGTAAAACTAGTAGCACCACCTACAGAGGGAACAGTATTGCTAACGGTCACTACACTAGCCGCTATCTGTGAGCTGGAGTTTTTATAGCCAATTATATATTTATTGTCTGTGAGTATATCTGCTGCACAACTAAGGTAAAAATAGTCAGACGATATAGCGACTACAGGGGTTCCAAAGCTACAATTAGAGCCTGATATAGTCCCTACAATAACAGTGGGGTATCCTCCTGATCCGTCTTTATAGTGAATTAGAAACTGCCCTGACACTTTGCCACAAGCCACCTGCTGGTAGCGCACTGTGTTAGATGCTTCATATTGCACCGGAGTTCCTAAAGTAAGCGTAACATCGTCCCTAACTAATACTCTGGCATACCCTGCGGATGACGATGTAGAGAGAACAACACTCTTAGTGGTATCTGTGGGATGTGTTGACATATACGAGTAATAAGTAGCGCCCGTAGATGACCCGCCTCCCCAGTACAGAACCTTATTGGAACCTGTGGCTGGGATAGTTTGTGTGGTAGGTGATGCAGCAACCTGAGTAACCGTCCCTGCGCTGTTCAGAATGACAGGAGCTTTGCTCGCAATGTTTGCAGTGGCTACCGCTTCAATGGTCTTACCAGAAGCGCCTGCTGGGAGTAATTCGGAAAGTTTGCTCACGATGAGTACTCCAG